GTGGTCCGTTGGATGGCCAGATTGCGGCGCAGGGTGACGACGGTGCCGTCGGCGGGTGCGGCGTCGAAGGTCACGGTGCCGCCGCCGCTGTCGCCCGCGCCCGCCACCGTGTAGCCGGTTTCCTGAAGCGCCTCGCCGAGGTAGACCGCCAGATCGGCTGGCTGGAAGATTGGGAATGCGTAGGTGAAGACCGTGAGCGCTCCGTCGGCGGTGTATTGGACGCGCGGCGTAACGTCGCCGATTTGAATGTGTTCGGTCATTTGGAGCCTCGAAAGATATCAATGGCGGTGGGGAGGGTTTTTTGCAAAAGGCTGCCGACGTCGAACCCGCTGCCTGCGGACAGTCTTTCCTGTTGCAAAAGGTTGCGCCGGTTAAGCGCGCCCAGTTGCCAGCCCAGGCGTTCGCGCGCTTCGGCCGATTCCGTTTCGGCCAGCTTGGCCAGCCCGTCGAGCAACGCCCGGTTGGAGCCGCCGTTCAAGCCGGTGCCGGACGCGCCGAGGCGGGCCCGTTGGGCGGCGAGGCTGCGTTTGAGTTGTTCCTTGCGCCGCCGCTCAGTCATCTCAAATTGGCGGCGGGTCTGTTCGGTCTGCGCCGCCTGATAGGCGGCCAGCCGTTTGGCCTGTTTCTTTTGCGCCTGCCCGGCCAAGGCTTTGGACGCCACGGTCATGGCGACCTGTGCGGCAATATTGCCCATGAGAGCTTTCCTTATGTTTGGGGGAGGAGAAGGCTAGGTTAGCCGGTCACCTTGATGTCGGCGGTGGCCGAAAGCAGGGTGAAGGGGAGCGGGCGGTCCTGCTCGATCACCCACAGCGGCTGGGTGCCGTCCTGCTTCCAGCCGAGCGCCCGGAGCGTCTTGTCGCCGGAAAACGGAACCGGTGGGGTGTCGAGAATGCCGCCGGTGGCGATTTTCTTGAACGGCTGGTCCTTGAACCCTTTGCCCAAATCGATGCGCAAGGCGGCTGTCTCCATCAAGCGCAGCGTCAAGGCGACCAGCCGCACCTTGGAGCCGGGGCGCGCCCCGGTGGTGCCGCCCGCGGCGGGCGGCAAAGGCTCGACCCGGTGGGCGTAGGCCAGGCCGATTTCGACCGCCGAGGCCGGTTGATCGAGCGTCACCGCGCCGTCGTTGACCACTGCGTCGTTGCGCAGCGCCCCATCGGCGATCACCTTGACCGTGCGGCCTTCCATGTGATCGAGCCCCGACCAGGTGGTTTTGGGACTGGCCGAGAGGCCGGTCAGACCGCTGTCCACATTGAGCGCCGCGTCGAACTTCTCCAGCAGATAAGCGCCGTTGCGCTCGATGGACAAGTAGACCGTGCCGTCGACGACGGTGAGCGCGCCGATGGTCCCGTCGGTTTCGGCGAGCGACCAGGCGGTCACCTGTTCGGAGCGGTAAACGGTCACGGTGGCCAGGGTGCCGTCGGCGTTGACCAGATGAAACAACCGCCGGGCAGTGTCGTAGTCCTGATCGAGCGGTGAGCGCAGCAGGTGTTGAGCGAGCAGCGCCAGATCGGCGGCCTGATAGGCCTGTTCCACGTCGGCGAACAGAAACTCGCGCAGCTCGTCGCCGTGGCGCGAGACGAACAGGGTCGCTCCGTCCACGTCGCGCGGCGGCACCGTCCTGTCGACCGGCGCGCCGATCCGGGTCTGGCGGTTGAGCTGAACGTTCTCCGGCGTCAGCGGGACGCCGGTGACCATCCATTCGGCTCCCGAGGTAAACACCTGCAGATGCCGCCCGGAAAATACCGCCCGGATGGCGTTGACCGAGTCGCTTAAGATGGAAAATTCAATAGCCTCGTCATCGAGGCCCTCGCCGAGGTCGAAGTTGAACAGCTCGGAGGACTTGGACAGCCACAGCCGGTTGGGCAGGTCGCGCGACCCGCCGACGACCAAGCGGTCTTGATGAAAACACACCGACACCGGCCAACCCCGCGCGTCGGAAAACGCCTGCTCTTCCCAGTCCTCGGTGGCCGAGGTGCCGGAGAGGCTTTCTTTGACCAGGGCGGTGGCCGAAGTGGGCGAGGCGACGGCGGTGATTTCCAGCTGTTTTTGCTCGATGCGCAACCGGACGCCGACGTGGTCCGCCTCGAAATGATCGGCCGAGGCGGTGATGGTGACGGTCCCCGACGTGCCGCTCGCGGCCATCGTTACTTCGGGCTCGGCGAACTTGTGGTAGGGCTGATGGACCGCTTCGTTGTCGCTGGCGAAGCTCCAGTCGGTGACCGTCCAGTCGGCGTGGCTGGTGCGGGTGATCTTTTTCGGCGGCACGTCGGGATGGACCACCAGCAGCGTGTCGGCGCTTTGGGTCCAGTTGAGCTGGGCCAGCTGGTCCGCCGTCCAGGGGGCGTCGAGGATCGCGGTGAGAACGTCATCCTTATAGACGCGCACCGCCTGATCGGAAAACGCCAGCAGATAGGTCTGCTCGGTGTTGAATTCGAAGGCGACGAGACGGCTTTTGCCCGCCAGCGTGTCGAGAAACCGCAGGCCGGGCCGGCGGCTGACCCCGCCGGTCGGGTGGATGACGACGTTGCGCAATTGGGCCGCGCCGTTCTCATAAGCCTTGAGATCGCCGCGCCCAAACAGGCGGGGGGTGATCTCTCCGGCGGTGAAGCTGTTTTTCTGGTGACGGGGCAGGGGCATCAGGCGCGGGCCTCCGTCAGGCTGAAGCCATCGAACCCGCCGGTGGTGTCCTGCTGCGAGTCGATGGTCTTGGCGCGGCGGAATTCCTGCTCGGCCAGCTTGAACAATACTTCGGCCCGGCTGGTGCTTTCGGTCAACGGCAGGCAGAACTCGGCGGCCAGGCGGGCGATCACCGCCTGATCGAAAAACGGCGGAAAGGCGCTTTCGGCGGGGCGGAAGATGTAGCTCAAGACCACCGGATCGGCGTCGGTATGCAGGCGCTGTTCGTGGAGCCGGTAGTCGATGCCCCGGCCCCGCACGCCGGTCCCCGCCGATAGAGCGCGGAGGAAATCGGCGGGCAGTTGAAAGGCGTTGGCGAAGTCGGCGACCGGCGCGGCGGCCAGCTTGGGCAAGGCCGCCTGACCGGTGGCGAACGACCAGGGGTGGGACGACAACAGCGCGTCGCGGATCGACGGGTAGAGGTTGGCCGACACTTCCGCTTCGGCTGTCCCTTCGTCGAACGAGGCGATGCCGTCGGCCCCCAGTTTCAACAGGGCGCGCGAACAGAGCGCAATGGCGCTTAAGGCCATGGCGGGAACTCCTTGGAGGTTGGGGGGGATGGATTTTCGTCGTCATTCCGGGGCGCGTCGCGAACCCGGAATCCAGGAGCCTTGCAACGGGCGTTTTGTCTGGATTCCGGGTTCCGCTCTGCGGCCCCGGAATGATGGGGATCAGAGGGGTACGGGTTTGCTAGTCCGTATCGGTGCCGCCCACCGTGGTCATATCGGCGAGGTCGACCGTGCCGCCGCTGTTGGAGGCGACGAGGAAGATCCCTGCTGCCGGGGTGCCGTCGGTGTCGGTGTTGGCGAGGATCATGTCGCCGCTGCGCAACAGGTCGGACGCCTCGTTGAAGTAGCCGGACGTATCGGCCTCGGCCGCCGTGTCGGCGGTGGTGTAGTGCCACAGCGTGAAGCCGTTGGCGTAGGCCAGCACGCTTAAGTTCTTGGATTGGTAGGCCATGAAGGTCTCCTAGAAAGTCGGAAGGGTATGAAGTGTCGGTTTGAGGAGTACCCCCTCCGGCTCCCCCTAAGAGGGGGAGGGAAAAAGTGGCCCCTCCCCTTCTAGGGGAGGCTGGGAGGGGTACGGGCGCGGGCGCTAGCTTTCGAGGCAGCGCAGCGACACCACGCCGGTCGGGTCGATCAGCTTGGCGCCCATGCTCATCATGTTGTTGACGAAATGGGCGGCGCGGTCGCCGTGCCAGGTGACGTCGGTTTTGACGTCCTGGCCCACCGCATGGCCGAGGGCCGTTTTGTGGTACCAGTAGCAATAGCGGATATCGTCGCCGTCCTTGGTCAGACCCGAATGCGGCATCCACAGCGTGCCGAGCCAGTTCTTGGCCTGGCTGCCTTTCCACGGCAGGGCCTCGCCGCCCACGTAGTCGGCGTTGGCGAACTCCTCGATGCCGAGCAGGTCGCTCCACTGTTTCCAGCCGACGATGGCGAAGCGTTGGCCGTCGTCGGGCACGTCGGCCTCGCCGAGCATTTCGAACGCCGCCAGCACCTTGGCCTTGGTCAGCCCGTCGGTGCCCGCACCGGCGAAATTGGTCGAACCGTCGAGTTGGGAGATAATCATCTCGTCGGTCTTGCGGCCCAGCGCGTAAGCGCCCGCCTTGGCGGCGACGGCCATTTCGTCGATGTTGGTCTTGAGCTCGTCGAGGCTGTCGACCCAGTCGCCCGCGTAGTAGTCGTAGAGCGGACATTCGACCGGTTCGTGATCGATGGTCATCACCGGCACCTTGCCGTGACGGGCCTTGGTGCTGGCGGTGCCTTTGCCGACTTTTTGGAAGGTGGTGGTCGCACCCTTGATGTCGTTCTTCGAGCGCACGGTGTTGCGCAGCTTGGAACCCATCTGTTGGTATTGGGTATGCACCTCGGCTTGGAAATGCTTGGTGAACCCGTCCACGATTCCCGTAGACATGATGGCAGTCTCCTTATGTTGGCGAAAAAAAAGAGCGCCCGCCAAACCGCGGTTATGGCTCTCCGGTGCGCACGAAGTCGGAGAGCCGCCGCAGAGTGGGGCGCTCGAAAAGGCCGCCGGGCCGCGAGGGGAAAGCGGTTGTCCGGCGGAGGGGATGAGAGAAAGGTGAGACGGCGAAACCGGGCCGCCGAACCTGGGGATAGTTTTAAGGAAAAAAATCCTGCTTGAGCTTTTTGTAGAGCTGCCAGGGGGTCAAAACGCCCCTAGCGTGCAGTCCCAACACCCGTTTGACCGCTTCGACGCAGGTATGGGGCAACAGCGGGGCGCGCTTCGGCGGCGCGGGGCGGGCCAGACAGGGCGCGACCGTGCAGCCGCTGGCCTCGTACCCGGCGGCGAGGGTGGCGGCGTCGCCCGCCGGAAACAGCCCGAAGCGGGTCTGGTGCGACAGCGGATCGAAGACCACCCAAACGCCGTCGATCTCCAACACCAAAAAGCAGTGGCGGAACCCCGGCTTGAGGCCCTTGAGCCACCAAAATTCCGTCTCGCCGCTAAACACCGCCAGGGCCGGGAGGGCGGCGTTGGCCGGGTCCGGCGGCGGGAGAAGCGCTTGGGTCATTGGC